TTGACTCTGATTTACCCGAAACTTTCTTTGCAAGGTCTTGGTCTGCACCACCCCATGTTCCACTGGATTTAGTCACAAAAGAATTAACACGTGCATGTCCCCATTGTTCGGGTGTAGTTCCTGGCCTGTGACCACCTTTCCAAGCTGCAACTCCACGTTTGTAGACTTGTTTTAGAATACCAACAGGCATTCCACTCTTGTCTGCTTTCTTTTGTAGAGATTTATCAGCTGCACCCTCTCCAAACATTTTCTTATACTTCTTAGTATGTTGTGAAGGTTTAGTATCTGCTTTTGAATCGCCAGGTGCTGGTTTGAATGCGTCTTCACCTTCTTTATCTTTATTATTCTTAAAGTGGTCTGCACGTTTATCTTTTGTAGACTGAGACATTTCGTCTCCGTCTGCGTCTTTAGCATAATACTTCTTAGGTTGAGAACCTTTCTTGCCTTCAACTTCTTTGTCTTGTTGGGTCTTACGTAATTTTTCTCTAAGTTCTTCTAACATAATACTATTTATATCTTTCCGATTACTGTCTTCTTACCAGTTCTTCTACTTTTGAATGTTTTTAAATTTGACCCAAACGGACTTGGTTTATCTGTTGGTGGTTTTTTCACCGCATCTTTACTTCTCATAGATGAATACCCAAGAGTCTTCTTCTTCAGTTCGTAAGATTTCCATTTCATTGCAATTTTGTTTTTAGGGAATGAAGTAGACCAACCTAGTAGTTTACTGTATAGTGAATTTGCCTTTTTATCAAGACTTGCAAGGTCATCATCATTCTTAATCTCTACAAAGTCTCTACCAAAAATTGATTTATATTCCTTTGCATTTTTTTGTGCAGCGTCCCAGTCACCTTTTACAATTTTGGGTGGTAGTTTTCTAGACCTTAAGTCATTTCTTTTTTGTGCATTGTCTAGACTTGCATTAACAAATATCATTTTGTATTCATATCCTAATGTGTCTAACATTTTTTTGTAGTTCTTAATCTTACCCGACTTTGCACTTGTAGTGTCAAAGATAAGACCTAGTCTTCCTTCGATATATGCATCTAAGTTTTTACCTGTAATACTTTTTGCTTTTGCACGGATAGGGTCTACTTTATCAAAGTCTGCACCTCTAAGGTCAAGTGACATTCCTGCTTTCTTTAGTCCGTTCTCAAATGCCTTATCAGTGTTGACCATTTTTAAACCAAGTGCAGTCAAAGCTAATTTCTTTACAACTGCAGATTTACCACTGCCTGGCCCACCACTTAGGAAAACTGCTTTGAAAGTGCCTGGGTCATAGACTCCTTCTTGTATCAAATCTTCTACCATGTAGTGTGGTAGTGTTCCTTCTGCAATACCCATTCCTTTACGGATATCGTTATAAAGTTTCTGAACTAATCCTTTATTCTTTGTTGGAACACCTAATTTGAAATTGTCAAAGTCTCCTTGTTCTGCATATCCTCTGAGTTTACTTGCAGACATTCCACTGACATCATCTGCATCGGGGTCTCTCTCTCCAGCAGATACAATATTAATCTCTTCGAACTTATAGAATCCATGACGTGCTTTAACACCATTGTATTTGTTTAGAAGTGTAGTAAATTCACCAACTCTATCTGAACCCACAACCATTTTGATTCTAGTGTATTTCTTTTTATGTAATTCTGTTGCAATCTCAAATACTGTTCTTGCATTTACATCTGCAACAATCTTCCCAAAGAAGTTTTTAAGATATTTGATTTTGTCTCGGTGTGATAGTGGATTTTTAACCTTATCATTTGAGTGTGAAGTGAATAACAAAACGTCATCACCTTTTGATTCTTTTTTAAGTTTGTCTACTAACTTTCCATGACCTGTAGTAGGCGGATTGAAACGTCCAAAGGTAAATACTGCACCTTTGTTCTTAGCTTCTGTGAGAAATTTATTAAATGATTTCATTACTTATCCCAAGATTTTTGTGCAGTGAAGTTGTTGAATGCAAACTCCATTCTATCTACAAGTTTAACTGCACTTCCTGTTTTATCGATTGCAACGTATCCTTCGGGGTTAACTACCTCGAAACCATTTGCAGTCTTTTTGAAAGTTCCTATACTCTTTACTCTATTTAGTGCATTTATGATAAGTTGTTTTGCAACTACTAGGTGTCCCATAAAGGAAGTTAGATTAGTTATCATGTTCTTTAAACTTCTGAGTTCGTTATAAAGTTGTTCACCAATCTCTTGTTTGATTTGTTTGGTCTTTTCCATTTTGACCTTTGCAACCACCTTATCTCTCCAGTAGTTTTCGAAGTGTTCCATATATCCTTTGTATGTTGGATTAAAACTACCACCTCTGATAAGTGTATTACAATATGTTTTGTATGATGCACCAGCACCTTTCTTTCCAATCTCTTCCTGTATTTTTTGGAACTTATCTAAATCTTTCTTTTTGATTCCGTGGAATGCTTTACCTGTTTTAGATAGTTCTTGTGTAAGTGTAAGTGTTTCTTTTGCAGTCATTGAACCTTTACCACTGACATCTTTATATGTTGCATCATCAATCCAAACATCTTTACTGTTTCCTAGTTTAGATATGTTTGCACCAAAACTTGCACCCAAGTCTTCTATTGTAGAACCAGTGTATGTGGTATGAAATACAATACCCATTTTAGAGTTTGCAATCTCTTTACCTAAATCTGAATTGATATCTACTGCATACATGATTGTATTTGGTTGGAATGTGACGAATGATTTTCCGTCAATCTTTTGCATTTTCTTATCATTGGTATACATTAAATCACCTTGCATGATTGTATTCCAAGATAGTTTAGATAAACATTGAAATGAAGTTAAGAACTTTTCTTTTAATGCACCACTTAGTTCGTCTGCATTTTTAATTTCGTGTTCTGAAGTATAGAACTTGGGTTCTTTATTGAATAGAGATTTCTTTGCAACAAAGAATTGATTGGTTTCGGGGTGTTGACCACAGAAAATAGCAGGAGCTCCGTCCCACTTAACAGTCATATTGACACTTGAATTAGAGTTTCCTTTCAACATGTCTCTAAGACCCTGTAAAAAGTTTATAGCACCACGTCCACCATCAATCCCTTGATTGATAATCTCGTCTTCTAAATGTTCTAAATGTAAGTTCTTTGCACCCATAATAGTAATTATACCACGTTCTTGGTGGTATTACTACTATTTATGGTATTTTTTTGTTTATTAACTTGGGTCAACTTGGTCAATATCACCAGCAGCTATTCCTGCGTCGATATCGTCTAAGTCTGATTGATATGCAGTTAAAGAAGCATCTATATCTGTAATAGCTTGGTCTGAATCTGTTTTATTTGATATACCTTTTGCATGTTCTTGGAAATAGTATTGTTGCCAATCGTCATGTGTCCAATTACTTCCGTCAAAGTCTGCTGGATTCCAATCTGCAGTTGCAGTTATTGAAGGGTTTGCAGTTCTCCATGCAGATAACCAACCAACAAGTCCAGCACCTGTCCATGCAGATTTACTACCACGTGCAGTATGGTCTGTTCCGTTAGGTTGATTAGTGACTTGATATTCTTGACTTACACCCTTTAACCAATTCTTCTGATTAGTTAAGCCTGCAATTTTAGATACTAAGTCGGCTCTTGCTGTTTCTCTTGACATAAATTCTCCGTGATTTACTATAGTGTATGTAATCTATGTTATTATTTAGGATTTTGCAAGTGGTGAGGAATGCAATTTTGATTCTATTTTTGATATTTTTTTGTTTATTTTATCAATTTCTTTAGAATCTTTAGACACACGTGCATCTCTCAATTGTTTCTTGAGTTCAATTTTTTCGGTTATTTTTGATATAACCTCTGAACTTTTTATCACTTTCTTCATAGAACCATATAGTATAACATTATTTAGGTGGTCTGTAAAGGGGGTTTTATTTGAAGTCGTTAAAATCTCTCTTCTGTCCATCATTCCTTCCTCTATCAAATACAGGAACATCATCATTGTGGGTAGAATCATTCTCAAATAGTTCTTCTTGTGCTTCTTGTTCACAATCATAGAGTTTCATTCTACTTCTATCAATACCGATTACAAACCTTTTAAAGATTGTGGGGTCATTATATCGATTCTTCAACTGTTTCACTACGAGTTGGTCTAGTTCTTCTAGTTCGTCACTGGTAATCAGTGCAAACATTAAGTCTGCAGTCGCAGGTAGACCAAAACTTTCCGAAGTGTCTTCGAGTCCAATATCAGTGGAACCATAACCACTTCGGGTTGTTTGGGTTGCACTTACTAATGGAACGTCAAATTCCACTGCAAGTCCTCTAAGTTCTTCTGCAATACTCTTTACAAGTGTATAAGAGTTTGCACCAGCACCTGGCCTCACTCTATGTGAAGCACATATGTTTAGATAATCGACAAATATAATATCGGGTTGGAAGTCTTTCTTGATATCCAATTCTTGTAATAGGTGTCTGAAGTGTCCAACATGTGCAGTTGCAGTAGGATATTCTTTTACTATGAGTTTACCTTTAGTTTTGTTTTTTAGTTTGTCAACTTTCTTATCAAACATTTTCTTAGATAAATCGGGTAAATCTTTCATAGGAACATTCATAGTGTTTGCATCGATTCTCTCTGCAATCCTTTCTTCTGACATTTCCATAGTAATGTATAAAACATTCTTGTTCATCATAAGACATGAAGCTGCTTGGTGACACATAAACAATGATTTACCAACACCAGTTCCAGCAAGAACAATGTTAAGTGTTTTATTAGGTAATCCACCTTTGGTAATCTTGTTGAAGTATTCTAAGTCAAACGGAATCTTCTCTTCTTCCGTATGATAGAATTCAAATCTTGCATCTGCATCTTCTAACACGTCATGTCCAATGTTTGTGTCAAAAGACACGGAAAGTGCGTCCTTCAATAGTTCGGGTATTTCACCAGTAGACCTCTGTGATTTCTTGTCAATGACTTCAATCGAATCCATGACTGCAATATAGATTGCTCTATCCTTACACCATTTCTCCGTTTCTTCCACTAACCACTCACTTGGTGTGGTCTCCTTATCTTTACCAATCTTATCAACTATAGTTTTTGAACCCTTTGCAATATTCTCGTTAAGAGAAGTATTGTTTTCAAGGTTTATGAGAAGTGCTTCTACAGTTGGTGATTTAGTATACTTCTGAAAGTATTCGTGTATTTCATTGAATACAGTTCTTTCTTCAGTATCGGCAAAATACTCTGACTTAATGAATGGGACGCACTTTCGTGCAAACTCTTCACTCTGAATCAGATTCTTCAGTATCGTCTGTTCTATGCGTGTTTCCATATTTAAAGTATCCTTCTACTACTGTTTCGAGTCTTTCCATTACATCAGGTGTAAAGTATTTCTCGGGGTTGTTGTTAATTGTTTTACCAAATTCTGTTTTACCATTTGGTAGTTTGATACGTGTGGAACTCTTCTCAAAGATTCCACTTGCAAGTGCAAGGTCTAAAAGACCATAGTATCTATCCAGTCCACTGTCATAAGATAGTCTTACGTCAACTATTCTATTTTCTACAGTCAATCTAGATTTTGCATTCTTACAATGAATGATATTACCAACGACTTCCGTTCCTTCTTTCTCTTTCTTCTTAGAAAGATAAATGATTGAAGAGGCTGCATATTTGAGACCACTTCCACCACCCATTTCTTTTTGAGGGAACATAGAACCAATCACATCATATGTGTGATTAGTCACAATCATTGGAACACCAGCACGTCCTAACTTAAGTGTTAGAACTCTGAATGCACCTTTAACAACTTGAGCACGAGTCATGTCTCGGGTTTCTTTACCCTCGGCAGTG